ATCAACATTAAGGTTCTCAACAACCACCTGAATCATTGGCTTCCCGTTGACTTCAATTAGTGGTTTTGGAAATGTATATCCAGCCTGTGCAAATCTAGAGCCAGCGCCAGCCATCGGTATCAAAACGTTCATTTTTTCATTTCTCCATGCAACAGGTTTCTTTCCCCTGTTTTCTATTTCTTCAACAAAGCGCATTAACCGCTCTTTATTTAAATCGCTAGCATTCTTAATTGCGTGCAGATTTGCCCCAGAACTTAGCGCACCCTCCCTGCCTATGTGTGAATCTTCAATAATTATGGTATTTGCAGGGCTTACGTCCGATGAAACCATACATTGCCAATACATCTCTGGATGTGGCTTATGGTTCCTGACATCTTCATTGCTCATGATGTAGCTGACATACTTCAGTACACCGATTGCATCTAAGGCGGTAATGACCGTTTCCCTTATTGCATTTGAGGCAACGGCAATTTTCCACCCCTTTTCCTTGAGGGTTTGCATTATGTCTATAGCAACATAGTTTTTAGGGAAACCTGAAAGTATCTTAAGTGTTGCTTTTTGTTTATCTTCCCATACTTGTTGATGAAAAGAACCAGGAAGTCCTTTTTCCTCGGTAAGCATTCTTAGCTTCGTTGTTGTTCCTAGGCCGTCATACTTGGAGAGATGTTCTTCTTGTGAAATAACGTATTTTGGGTCTACCCGACTCAGGGCAATGTTCAGAGAATCATAGTGAACATCCCGAGACTCAATCAATACCCCATCAAGGTCAAAAATAACAAGAAAATTATTTTTCATCTGGGTTTATTCCTGCATGTCGATGCCACTTATTGTGACGAACAATACTATTCTTATTGCACTTCATTACGTATTTATCTCTAATGCGGAGTGACCACTCAACATCTTCCTCTTCGTTCCACCCACGCGACTCATCAAGTGGTTCTTCTAGCATTACATGTTTTTTGACAATAAAAAATCCGCCAGATATGTACATGTATTGCGTTTGAGACCAGTCGTCGTAGTCGAGGCTCCATGCTCTACCGTGTCCAGGTTTGTCCCATAGGGACCAGTCCATCGGGTTTCTTGCACCATTAATGAGATACTGGGGGCAGGAGCATATATCCCAATCAGTTCCAAAAGACTTAAAATTCACATACCAGTCTTTATCGAAAACATGATAATCATGCATAATAACTATGTTTTCGTAAATTGCTAAATTAGCTATAAGGTTTTTCTTTTTAGTAATCCATAACGGTTTTTGATATTCATCAAAGTCTACAAATTTGACTTGAGGCAAATCAACAAAAAAATCACCCCTGTTGCCACCAACTATAATTATTTCAAATTCTGGAATATTTAAAGATAAAATATTATCAATAATGATTTTTAACCGTTCACCATCTTGGTATCCAGTTACTATCCCAAATGTCCACTGAATATCCATACAAGCTACATGCTTTGCTCAAGTATGAAACGCATTGTTGCTTCCCAGTCATCACCGCGTTTTTCTATTGAAAAATCTTCTAGTTTTTCAATATTTATTTGTGCTTCATCCTTGCGTATTCCGACATCTCTCAGTTCGTTAAAGTGGTAAATCCATTCTTCGGGAGTTGAAGCAATTCTCCCTATGCCTGAATCGTAAAGAAATTTATATTCGGGAACTGGAGATGCAACAAATGGAATTCCAGCAGCAGCATACTCAAGTCCTTTTATGAAAGATTTAGCATGATTAAATGGTATATCTGTCAATGGGACTATGCCTATGTCAATTCCGTTAAACAACCCCGGATAGTCACTAATTGGCGCAAGGTGATTTGTTGTTACGAATCTTTTGTCTATTCCTAGCTGCTCCGCGGCAGAGGGGGAGCTAGGCAAGTGTCCGGAATGATGGAATCTAACTTTTTGATTATTGGTTAATATGTAGTTACCAATAAAACTAGAAAGTTGCTCTAGGTCTCCAGACCTCCATGGAGTTGCCCCTACCCATCCAATTGTTGTTCTATTTGGTCTTGCTGTTTGCCTTTTCTTATTTAGGTTATACAAAGACCTATATCTGTGTAAATCTATTCCATTTCTTACTAAGAAAACATTTTTATGTATTTTTGAGTAATAGTCAAAAAGGAACTGCGTCGAGCAAATTACAGCAAATGCTCTTCTTATTATTTCAGCATATATTTCTCTATTATTATCTGGATTATTTTTAGGGTCAGTTGCTTCGTATGCTCTATTGGTTGGAGATAATCCATCGAAGAAGTCGTCAACGTCTACGACTATTTTCTGGCCCATCTCTTGTGCTCTATCTAATCCAGCAAGAACATCTTTGTGCATTACAAGTTTCAGCACAATAATATCCCAACCGTGAACAGCTCTATCTGTTCCAGTAATCATTCCAAATCCGTCTTTTTGATTGAAACCAGGAATACCGACTCCACATACCCAGCCACGTTTTTGTAGTTCCGTTCCGGGAAGAACACACCTATACCATGCACATCCATTCGGCTGCAGCGGGTCCGTTCCCCATGCCCAGTCCGTAGTTAAGTAACCAATAGTGGGCTTGGTTGTTACCTTGATATTTTCCCCAACTGAACGTGTTCCGTCATCGGAAATCTTTGCCAAAAGAGGGGCTAGTGTTTTGTCTTGCATGAGTTATTTGGCTCCAATAAATTTCATAGCGGAAGGATACTACAGAGTAAGCAAAATTGGTAAATACGATATATAAAGAAACTATTTCTGTATTAAAAGAATTGCCACGAGTTTTAATTCTTATTTTTGATGAGTACTTCATTTTTGCACCTGTTAAGTAATCTACAATCTTTTATGTGCATGATGGGAGATTTCAGTAGATGATTGCCGGTATTTATAATATTTTTATAGAGCAGGGAACTAGTTTTACGCGCCTCATCGAGATTGAGTATCCAGACCCTGACGACCTCACCATAATGCTCCCATACGACATGACTTCATTTAGCGCAAGCATGCAAATTAGGCGAACAATCGACTCTACAACCCCTCAAATAACGCTCACTAGCTCTAATAGTAGAATAGAGATTCAGCCTGGCGGGGTGGAGAATGCAATCAGGCTCAACTTGAGTGCTGCTGATACCAAATCGCTCACTTCGGATGGGGTTTATGACCTAGAAATATCTGACCCAGGTGGGAATGTGTCGAGAATACTTAGGGGAACCGTCACTCTCTCTCTGGAGGTGACTAGGTGAGCAATATTCCAAACAACGTAATAATTAATGAAGATACGCCAAATACCGTAATCGTTAATCAAGATGCTGCAAATCAAGTAGTGGTCCGACTTGGTGGGTCGGCTGGCAACACAAGGCGGCACGTCCATACGCAATCTAGCCCATCTACTTTATGGACCATAACCCACTCTCTTGGCGGTAAACCGTCCGTAATGGTTGCAGATACTGCAGATACGATAGTCGTTGGTGAGGTAAAATATGTCAGTAGCACGCAGATAACTGTGGAGTTTACGGCAGCGTTTTCTGGGTACGCCTATCTCACATAAGGCAGGATAGATGGCAACTAAATTTGTAACGAATCTCGACCTAAATCAAAATCAGTTACTTAAAACTCGTTTTGAGGCTCTATCTACCGACCCCAGTAGTAGCCTTTTTGAGGGTTGGGTTTACTATAACACAACATCAGACACGCTTCGTATATACGCTAATGGCGTTTGGCGCACATTCCTTGACGGGATTTCTGCTGCCGGTTCAGCCTCTACTGCCTTAACAGTAAACGAATCAGGGGGTCTCGTAACCCTCACGCCAAACCTTGCCACATCCTCTGCTGCTGGAGTTATGTCGTCAACGGATAAGGCAAAACTTGATGATGCCACATCTGAAGCAACTGCCAGCAAGCTCGTAATCAGGGATGGAAGTGGTCAAGCAAAGTTCGGAACACCAACAGACGATGCTCATGCTGCAACAAAGGGCTATGTCGACGCTGCTCGTTCGGGTTTGGATGTAAAGGCTTCCGTAAGAGTTGCCACGACTGCCCCTGTTCTTCTTGCCTCCGGTCTAGAGAATGGTGACACGCTTGACGGTGTGACGCTCGCCACAGGCGACAGAGTCCTTGTTAAAGACCAGTCAACAGGTTCGGAAAATGGTATTTACGTTGTTCAGGCTACTGGTGCCGCAGTTCGCGCGACAGACGCTGACGTTTCTGCCGAAGTAACAGCTGGAATGTTTACTTTCGTTGCCGAAGGTACAACAAATGCTGATTCTGGATGGGTTCTGACAACCAACGACACAGTCACTCTTGGTACAACAGCGCTTACTTTTGCTCAATTCTCTGGCGCTGGCCAGATAACTGCTGGAGACGGCCTAACAAAGACCGGGAATACAATCAATGCTGTTGGTACAGCTGACCGCATTTCTGTTTCTTCAGACGCCATAGACATTGCGGCAACATACGTTGGTCAAAGCACAATTACAACCCTTGGAACAATTACCACAGGTACTTGGAATGGCACCGACATTGCTGTCGCAGACGGTGGTACTGGTGCTTCTACGGCAGGTGATGCCCGTACGAACTTGGGTGCTGGTGGCACGCAGGGTGCTGGAGTCAGCGTTCCGGCTCTTTCTAGAAAAGCATCAAAAACAATAGGTGATGGTTCAAGCACTTCATTTACCGTGCAACACGGTTTTGGAACACGCGAAGTAATGATTCAAGTCTACGATGCCGCAACATACGACACTGTTATTGCGGACACGGTGAGAACAGATACAAACAACGTCACTGTTGCGTTCTCGTCAGCACCTTCTAGCAATGCTTATGTTGTAGTTGTAATAGGATAAAAATAACCAGCCCTGAGGGGTCGTAAAGGAAAGCGATTGAGGTCGTGACGAGATTTGTTGGAACCCCACTTAGGGGGACTGAATTTAGTGCCCCAAGTGATGAGGCAATCTCGGCACGTGTTGCTGGCGATACTATTCCCAGATTCAGAATCGATGCTGGCGGTCGCATAACGTGGGGTGACGGAACTGCCGCTGGCGACGTAAAGCTGTATAGAGCAACAACTGGGGCGATAGTTACAGATGGTTACTTCTCTGCCAGTGGAGGGCTACAAACTTCAGTAGTAAGCGCATCTCCAACCGTTTCTCTTCCCAACGGCGCACTCATTGTTGACAACAGCAGCAATTCTCTTTACTTTAGAGCGAACAATCAATGGATTGCTGCAGGGGCTGGGCAGGGGAACGCATCTCTCACTATTAGCGACACGCCACCAGCCGAACCTTCATCTGGAGACCTTTGGTTTGAGTCTGACAGCGCAAAGACTTTTGTTTACTATGACTCGTTCTGGATTGAAGTAGGAAGCGGCGGGTCAACTGACTCCCCTACTTCACTTGTCGGACTATCTGATGTTGCTTTTTCAACATTGGAAAATGGGGATTTCTTAAAATACAACAGTTCTGCATCTGTGTGGACGAATGACCCAATAAACCTTGGAACAGACACCGTCGGAAACTACATGTCTGGCTTGCATGCTGGTAGCGGTATTGCTATCTCTCATACTCCTGGCGAAGGCTCAACTGCAAGTATCTCAATTGAATCGACTGAATGGACTTCCTATACGCCGACTATTACCGCTGATGGGGGAGGGTTTTCTTTAGGCAACGGAGTGGCATCTGGCCGCTATAAACAAATTGGAAAAACTGTTTTCTTCTATGCGAAGCTCGTCTATGGTTCAACAACAAGCCCTGGAAGCGGTCACTGGAACTTCGG